AAACCCGTTTAGAAGTAAGTATAAAGCACCAGACCCTAAAGGTGAAAGACGTAGTTTTAGTATGAACGTAATATTTAGAAACACATGAACGTAAAACAATTACCTATAAAAGATATTACACCTTACGCAAACAACCCACGTAAGAATGATAGAAGTTTACCTAAAGTAAAAGCAAGTATAAAAGAATTTGGTTTTAAACAACCTATAGTAGTGGATAAAGAAAACGTAATTATAGTAGGACACACACGTTACCAAGCAAGTTTAGATTTAGGATTAAAAAAAGTACCAGTAGTAGTTGCTAGTGATTTAACTAATGCACAAGTAAAAGCATATCGTATTGCAGATAACAAGGTTGCACAAGATAGTGAATGGGATATAGATTTACTTAAATTAGAATTAGGTGAAATAGACAAAAGCAATATTGCTGTAGATATAACAGGTTTTAGTAAAGCGGAAATAGAAAGTTTAAATTTAGATACTGTTACTGCTACAGAAGGTTTAGCTGAAATATCTAAAGAAAGTGATAACAACGAAGATAGTATTTATGAAGGTGTAGCAGATGAACTAGCAGATGATTATGTAAACATTAACTTTACAATGAAAGTAAGTGAACGAAAAAAAGTATTTAATATAATAAACCTAATAAAAACTAAAGAAGGATACGCAACAAGTAGTGAAGCTCTAATAAAGCTGTGTAACGATTACAATGACTAATAACTTTATTAAGTATGAATTAACACATGATGTATTAGCTGATATGACTGACGATCAACACCCTACAATATTAAGGGGTATGGTTAATGATAGATGGGAACTAGAAGATAATGGTACACACATGGGTTACATATTAGAAGGTACAGCAATACTAATAGATTATAAAACAGATATTAATATAGAACTACAGGCAGGTATGTATTTTCAATTACCGAATGATGGTAGTGTAAATATAAATGGTAAAGGTATTGTTATAACTAGAATTAATTATGATGGTTTATTTAAAATTGGTGGACCAATAGAAGATAAAGGTAGAATGAAATATATAGATGGTTGTACTGATACACTATTGCTTGACCCTGTACTGTTAGGCGACCCATGTTTAAATGCGTTATATTTTATTCCTAATATTTTACAAACACAACATACACACCCAAGTATGCGTGTAGGTATTGTTGTCCAGGGCAGGGGTGAATGTATTGTACCTAAGACAGGTGTAATGACAGAGGAAGATTCTAAATATATGCAAGGTATAGATGCAAAAGATAGAGATCAAACAGAAAAATTTAATGAACTATTTAATAGAATAGAATTAAAGGTAGGTACAACATTTGTAATACCTACTGATAGTTGGCATAGTTTTAGAACGTTTGCAGATAAAGAAGGTAAAGAAACTACAATGACTGTTATTGCATACCACCCAGATAGTGATTTTGGTCCTACACACGAAGATCACCCAATGATTAATAGAACGTGGGTAGATGGTGTTAGTGCAAACGAAATAAAAGATATACAAACAAAGGAGCTTACATGATTAACAAAATAATAGATTGGTTTTATGGCAATACTAAAAAAACAAAACCTAGAAAAAAACGTACTAGAACTCGCACACGAAAGACTAAATAATATATTTGATCAATTCGATACTGTTAGTGTATCGTTTAGTGGTGGTAAAGATAGTACAGCTTGTTTAAATCTTACGTTAGATGTAGCCCGTCAACGTAATAGATTACCATTGGATGTAGTATTTTTTGATGAAGAAGCTATACCATACCAAACAGAAGAATACGCAAGACGTGTTTCACAAATAGAAGATATTAATTTTCGTTGGTTATGTTTACCTATAGAGCATCGCAATGCGTGTAGTAGAAAACAACCCTATTGGTATCCGTGGGGACCAGAAGATAAGGACAAGTGGGTAAGACCGTTACCACCAGAAGCAATTACTAAAATAGATAATTATAATTCAGATGTACCAAGTGCAAGGTTAACTATACCAATGATAAGCCCATTGTTATACCCTGTAGAAAAATATGGTCGTACTGCAATGATACTCGGCATACGTGCAGATGAAAGTTTAACAAGGTATAGAGCAGTAGCACAAAAAATGGTTGAGAATTATATTATACAACCTAAAGAAGAAATAAATTTACAAGAAGCAATAGATAACAAAGTAGATATAACTAGATTTGCAACACGTAAATTATCTACTACAGGTAGTCAAAAAAGATTGTCAAATAATGTAGGTCATATATTTAAAGCATATCCTGTTTACGATTGGCAAACTGCTGATATATGGACAGGACCAAAAAAGTTTAATTGGGATTACAATACTGCTTATGATGTTATGGAAAAAATAGGTATGACGCATTCAGCCCAAAGATGTGCGCCCCCATTTGGTGAAGAACCATTACAGGGGTTATGGACATTTGCACAATGTTTTCCCGATATATGGGATAAGATGTGCTACAGGGTTAAAGGAGCTAATACAGCGGCACGTCATGCCTTAAGTGTATTGTATAGCAATCGCAAACAACCAGAAAAACCAGAAGGTATGTCATGGCAAGAATATATTGAATATTGGATTAGGAAGTTTCCTAATAAAGAACAGGGTATGATTGCTGAACGTATAAAAGATTATATTAATTTACATTATAAAAAGACTAAAGACCCCATATTAGAAAAGACACCACACCCTATTACAGGTATTAGTTGGCAATTCTTATTAAAAATTGCTGTACGTGGCGATTTTAAAGGTAGAAAAGCACCTGCATTTTTTAATAAAGAACATTTAAAAGAATATGAATCACGTAAATCAATGTATGCAAAGGAGTTAGCAGATGCCAACGAATAAACAACCTGTAGATAATGTTAAATGGGTAGATCGTGAAACGTTAAAAGGTAACGATTACAACCCAAATCACGTTGCACCACCAGAATTAGAACTATTAAAAATAAGTATTATGCAAGATGGGTGGACACAACCTATAGTTATAAGAGAAGATAACGAAATTGTAGATGGTTTTCATAGGTGGACTGTATCACAAGATAAAGAAATATATGCACTTACTGACGGACTAGTACCTGTAGTGCAATTACGTAACATAGACAAAGATCACCAAATGGCCTCTACAATTAGGCATAACAGGGCAAGAGGTAGTCATAATGTTTTAAGTATGGCAGATATTGTAGTACAATTAAAAGATGATATGAAAGTACCAGATGAAGATATTATGGAATTGCTAGGTATGGAAGATGAAGAAGTAGAACGACTGTATGATAATAGTGGTATGACAGTACGTGGTTCTAAAGATAGTTTTAACAAAGGTTGGAAGCCCAAGAAGTGAGAAATGCATTGAGAATAGATTTAAAAAATAGAATGGAATGTAAAACTGTTCGTATGTATATTGATGACAGGTTAATAACAGTAACACTTGATTTTGAGTTTACTCAAACAGGTGCGTTGCCTGTAGCTATATGGGTAAGAGTTAAACCAGATGAAAGCACGTTAGGTAGAGAATTGCGTGCAAGTGGTAAATCAAATTCATTGTTGTTACAAAGTGGTTGGACATTAAAAGAAATATCCGACACGTTAACTAAAGATAACATTATGGGTTGTGCTGTTACTTATGTTGCAAAACACGTAGAAGATATATTTGCAGGTATACAACCAGAAAAAACACCACGTATGTCAACAGACCCATATAAAATTAAATAATGGATTTAACTTACTATCAACCAGAAGTAGTAGCAGATAAGTTAAGAAGATTGTTAAGACATTATTACGTTGGGATTGCTACACAAAAAAAACTATCAAAAGAACAAGATATATTAAAAGATCAAAAGTTTATTTATTGGCGAAAGTTAAATAAACCTGCACAAGACGCAAAAGCACTAGCCGCAATAGATAAAGAAGTAATAGAATACACACAAAAAATAATAAGACTAGATGTTATTATTGCACGTTGTAGAGCTAGTTTAGAATCATTCCAAGAAGAAATAGATAGCACTAAATATATGAATAGTGTTGTTAAAGAAGAATTAAAATTAGCACAAATTAATGAAAGGACTATTGCAGATGTCAAAGTTTAAAGAGCAAGTAGCAGGTAAACATTATTTAAGTTTCACAATACAACCAATGGAATTTTTTATAGCAAACAACATAAGTAAAATAGATGGAGATATAATACAGTATGTGATAAGAAATAAAGGCGATCAAATAGAAAACATTAACAAAGCAATACATTGTTTAGAATTAAAAAAAGAATACGTACTAAAAAATGACAGACTTACAAACAATATCAAAACTACTAAAGTTAAGCGATAGACGTGTACAACAACTAGCAAAAGACGGAGTGTTACCTAAAGCTAGTCGTGGTGAGTATGATTCTATTAGATGTGTACATGGTTATATAGATTATTTAAAAAATCTAAATGGACAAGATGGTTCACCTCACGATTTTCTATTACACAGGAATAGGTTAACCAAAGCAAAAGCAGACCTAACAGAAATGGAAAAAGCCAAAACGCAAGGCGAATTAATACCAAAATCAGAAATAAGAAACACGTGGCTACAGTTAATGTCGCTACTAAAAAACAAGTTGCTATCAATTCCAAACAAAGCCGCACCATATCTAGTTACAACCAATAACATAAACGAAGCAAAATTAATACTAAAAGAAAGAATATATGAAACCCTTAAAGAAATCGCAGAAACAGACATTGCAGACGAGCAACAAAGCAATGCAGGAAGTGTTGAAATCAAGTCTAAGAATACTACAACCGCCACCAAAGTTAACAGTAAGTAAGTGGGCTGATAATTACAGGGTGTTAAGCCCAGAAGCTAGTAGTGAAACAGGTAGATTTGAAACTGCAAGAGCTATGTATCAACAAGAAATAATGGATTGCATAAGCGATCCTACTATTGAAGAAGTTGTTTTTATGTCTGGTTCACAAATAGGCAAAACAGAAATACTATTAAATGCTATTGGTTATTATATTGCTTATGACGCAAGCCCAATATTAATGATACAACCAACTATTGAAATGGCACGTGGTTGGTCGCAAGATAGATTAGCACCAATGTTAAGAGATAGCCCTATATTAATGGACAAAGTAGCTGATGTTAAAAGTAGAGATAGTGGCAATACAGTATTGCATAAACAGTTTGATGGTGGTCATATTTCCATAGTGGGTGCAAATTCGCCTAGTGGTCTTGCATCACGACCAATTAAGATTGTATTGTGTGATGAAGTTGATAGATACCCACCGTCTGCAGGTACAGAGGGTGACCCTGTTTCACTTGCAAAAAGAAGAAGTGCTACGTTTTGGGATAGAAAAATAATTATGACTAGTACACCTACAACTAAAGGTGCTAGCT